AATCACATATTAAATCACCATCGCAAGTTTCATAACAAACATAACCCGGTGTTTGTACAGTAAATGAGTATACGTAACAATTACAGTTAAGACTTGATGGTGTAACTGTAGGAGTAACAGTTGGCGTTACAGTATTTGTTGGTGTATTCGTTGGAGTATTTGTTGGAGTTTGAGTTGGTGTTTTGGTAGGCGTTGGTGTTATAAATCTAAATTCACAAGTGACATCTTCACTCGGAATATAGATACTATATTTTCCATAAAAATCGTCAGTATAATATTCATAAGGTAACAAAACTGTTCCCAAATTAATTGAACCACCCGCTGATGGGTAGAACGTTATTTGGGCCATTTGACCGTCGTAGTTTTCAGTTGTTATTAGAATATATGTTGACATATTGAAATTATAAATATTTTTTTATTATTTTGTATAGATTATTCAGGATGATTATCTGTTGTTATTTTTATTGTTGTTGACATATTATTTTATTTAATTATGGACAAGGTATTAGTGTTACATTCGCACTACTACTAGCGTTAGTTTGTATTCCACCATCTAGGTAATATGCTCCTGAATAGCTTATACCACAAAATACATTAGTGTATGTACCTGAATTACTTTGAACATTTGTTTGTGTAATTCCATTACAATCTTCATATACAAAATAAACATTTCCATCATCTGACGCAATAAGGTCAGATTCTTCTACAGTAACATTATAATAATAACAATTTGGATTTGTTGGAGTATTAGTAGGTGTTAATGTTGGAGTATTAGTAGGTGTATTAGTCGGAGTTTCCGTTGGTGTGAT